TGAATGGCGTCGAACCAACTTTCTTCGTCTTGGACGCCAACGGCATCATCACCCCATAGGATCTTGAAGTTGCAGGTACGGCCGTGGGTCCCGAAACGAGACTTCTCCAACTTTACCTTTACTTCAGATCCAATGCGGAAACCATTGTCATCAACGATGAAACTAGCCTTAGCTTTCCTTGCGGTGAGCCAGACACGAAGTGAATAAGCATAAATCATAGCCTTTCCGCCTGGGGTCGTGTATGGTTCAGTCATAGCCTGTGCTGGTGTTCTTGCTCCTAGATTAGTCTTCAATTGATTGAGGACTAAAAAGGTAGCGTCAGCATCAGCAATAGGGATAGTTAATTTAGACATTCCCTTGGCTAGGATTCTAGGCTTTACTGCCATAGAAGACTGAGGATTGAAGTCGCCATCAATATCAGAAATCGAGGGAGTAAGAGCCAAAGAGTCCCAAATGAAAAGCCATTTGTTGCCAGTAGCTAGCAGTTCTTCGATGGTCTCCAGGACAAACTCAACAGATGCTGCTTGGACATACATAAGCCTGTCCAAGTCACAACCAGCGCGCTCCATAAAAGAGGGGTCAATAGCAGACTCTGAATCGAAATAGACCACAAAGTGTCCCATTTTTTGAGCC